GGTATGGTTAGTCCCTCATATGTTGCCACAGAGGTAGCCTTGCGGATGTTGCAAAAGAGCAATCATGACGCACTATTGCTGGCTATGCAAAGTAAGGATGCTGCAACTATAATAGAAAAATTACTCAGGTATCCAGAATCTGTAACTAGAAAAGAGTTAAATGTTTTTGACACAATGATAAAGAACTTCCTGTTTAATCAGGTAGCCAGAGCAGGTCAAGAAGAGTTTTTAACAAACTATATGAACACTTATTTAGAAGTTGTAGAGGAACAAAAAAATGATGAACAAGAATAAAAAAGGCCGTAAAGCTTACGCCTACGGCTCTACAGTCAGGAGTCCTATGAGTCCTGATACAAAGATGATATCAGACATGAATCCTATGGCTGACCGCACACAGCAGCAAACTGTGATTAAACAAACCATGCCTAGACCAATGGGTATGCCAAAGCCGCAGGAACGTAAGTCTAAGAATGTTGAAGTTGCTGCAGGTATGCCGAAGATGGCTATGGGTGGTAAGAACAAAGCGTTCGCAGCACTAGCCCCGCCTCGTGACAAGATTACATACGCTGATAAGATTGCAGGGGCAACTAAACGTAGCGGCTAGAGTTCGCCATCACGTCATCCCCTATCTCTCGTAGATAACGAACGAGACTAGCAACCTTAAACGTTCCTTCATACTCTGGAAAACCACGTTCCATCGTCTTCACAAACTCCTCTGGGTCTACCGCCTGATAGTCCAGTTCTATATGCCCATCAGTGTTCATAACACATGTCAGGTTAAATAACTCAGCTTTAGCTTTCTTTGCCATCTTTGTAAGCCTTAAATACATCGGTGGAAAACAGTTTCTGAAGGCTGAGTAAATACATACGAGCCGCACCGTTATCCCCCCCGGATACGGTGCGTTTTTCGTCTAGGTTGTCTATGATACGTTTGAGGGATGGGACATCGAACACGAGCGTTGCAAAAGTCTCGTCGCCAATGCAGAGGTTGTGGAACCAGTAGTCGGACTTGGTTGCGTTGATACCACTAGGTTTACCATAGCACTCGTATTCAATTGCTATGTTGCCAGTTCGAACCCACATGTCTCGCTCTGACTTGACCTCTATCTTCTTATCCTGCAGCATGTCAGCAACACGTTTCTCACGTACCTTTCCGTACTGCAGGTCTATGTCAAACTTCTTACGGTCTGCTACACACGGTTCTATACTCATGAGAACTTACCTATCAATGCAAGCACTACTTCATACGCACCATACAAAAACAGTGCAGTGACACACACCTTTAAGAACTTGTTCATGCCGTCATCTGACATGCGTTCCCACTCTGGTCTACTCATGCTCTCCCCCTGTGCCTCTACCAAGACCACCAAAGTATTGTGGCCTTTTACGTGCAACCTCGAACGTGGCTACAGTTATTACTATACCAGCTATCAGGATACTATGCAATAGCGCACTTACACCAAATACGGTAATAGACCCTAAATACATTGAAAAGATAATACACCACATCCACGCAAGAAGTTGCATAACAAGATGTCTTGTATTTATGTCGGGTATGTTTCGCAAAGGATTGTGCTTACTATTCATAACCACATTCCAACTGTCGTGTATAAACTTATTCATCACGCAGCACTCAAATCAACAACTTCACACACACCTGCCGTACAAGCAAGTTCACGGGAACCACTAGTATTATCTTCTTTCTCGAACAGACTTAGCTGGTTCCAATCTAGCTTCACGTCTTTGTACGTTTGTTGCCACTCAAGATAGTCTTCCTTTTCGATATCCTGATAAGGAGCCTGCTGATAACTGTGGTCACTATGCGGTAAAAACGATACCCCAGAAGCTACATCGAAGTTCTCATACACCCATGCTCCTACATCCATCCACTCGTTTTCTTTGACAGATATAGTTACAGATGGCTTGTGTTCGCACCAGTGGATAGCATACGTCTTCCATAGTTCTAGTTGTTCTACGGCTGTCATCTGAGTTCGCGTTACGGCGTTGCTGGGAGACTTCATAGCAAACGAGAATACGGTAGTTGAATCTGGCTTCATCACACAACGTTCGTGGGGTACGCCTGCCTCAATCATAAACTGAGTTAGCGGGTCTTTGTTATCGCCGCGAACTGTCCTGATGTAGTAATCGTTGTGCCGTGCATGAATACCACTAGCGGTATCGGTTAGTTGTGACACAGTACCCGACGGCTTTACACAGGTGATTGCAGCGGATACTGGGATTCCAAGCATGTTCGCATACTTGTCGTTCGTCTTGACGGACTCTTCCCGCATCTCCTGTAGCCACCTTTTGCTGTCTACGTTCTTTGACAGAACTGCGTGGTCCATGATACCAGTTAAGGATACGCCCAACAAGCGTTCTTCCTCTGTGTTCTTTTTCCATACGCTCCTCAGATACTTGAAGTCTGTTAAGGTGGACTGTAGGGTTCCTAGTATGGTTGCTATGCGAACCTTACGTTTGAGGCTGTCTAGGTCATCTGTTTCACGAACCATCACCTCTGATAGGTTACAGAATTGATACGGACGTAGGATTATTTCAGAGCATGGGTTAGTACCCCACATGTGTCCTGTCTCTCGCCGCCCATTCCGAGCAACCTGTTTGTCAGCAGCTTCACGATTGAACATACCACGTTCACCAGATTTACTATCGTACAACGCAAGCCATTCACGCATAAACGTACCCATCTCAGGTTTGCCTTTGTAGGCTACAGAGTTGTTAGCCAAGGCACGTTGACCCTCGTTCTCCCACCACTGACCAGACTTAGCATGTGCCATTTGGTCGTCGTTCAAGTTCGACAGACTAATCAAAGCTGACCGTCTGACTCCCCCCACAACTACAATCTCACCAATCTTACACATCAAGTCGTGACACTCGATAGGAAACAGTCTGCGTCCCTGTGCTTTCTTGAAGGTCTCCACAGTAAAGCGGAATAGGTCATCAAGGGGCTGCGGCCCAGATGCTCTACCACCCATCGTCTTGAGACGCTCACCAGCAGCACGAACTTGTGACATATCCCACGTAGGAATCTGCCCCGCGTACAACAACGCAATCAGTTCGCGAAGTGACTTGGCCCAACCGGGCTTCGAATCGCCAACTTTGATTACAGTATCTGTATCGTGCATAGCATCACTAACCACAGGCAGCTTGTCTACATTCTCACGCTCTACTGAGAACCCTACGCCTGTACCACACATAAGAATATACATACACTCATCGAACGAGCGTGGACTATCTACAGGTATATACGAGCAGTTGTATCCTGAGATGTTGTCACGAGCAAGAGCAGGGCCAGATGTCATCATGGCTCTCATGGACGGCATCACTTCCAGATTTAAGATAGCCTCGCGAATCTCCTCTACGTCCTTCTTAGGCAGTTCATAGTCGTGCTTCCCGCGAACCTGATTGACCATGAAGTCGACATAACGGTCAACCGTCTCGTCCCAATCCTCACGGCGTTGCTCGGAATCCAGCCAACGTGCATAACGTGACTTGTGGATAAATTGCTGATAGGTGGTTGGTAACATATTACTCATTGTCTTCTCTTTCCTTTGGATAGTATACGTGTACTTCACTGTTACAATTAGGACAGTGTAGGTTAGTTGCTATGCTATATTCAGAGTCTTCTTCTGATATATCGTGGTCTCCGCCCCAAATTAATTCTGCTCTGCAATGCCAGCAGTTCATTCTGTCTTCTCTTCGATTAGCTTTTCGAGATACCACTGGGCTTTTTTGAGGTCTTGTAGTTTGCCTTTGTATCTGTATCGCCAGACGTACTTGATGATGTTCCCTTGTAGGTATTGTTCAAAGCCTGTACCCGTCGCCGCCCTGATTGCCTCAATGCACTCGATACCTGCCTGATTGTAATGGAAGGGTTTGTCAACCATGTCATAGCCGCTATATGCCTCTTTACCTGCTTGTTCGTTTTCTTCTATCTCTTTCATGATGTTCATGTAGCTTGTCACCGATTATCTCCATCTCCACCTATCTTGCCACGCTTGGCACGGTCATTTAGTTTGGCGATGTTACCTTGCGCTATGTGTTGCAAGTCATAACCAATGTCACGAGCCAGTGCTGCACAATACCATAGCACATCACCTATCTCACTTGCAAGCTCTCCCTTCTTGAGTTCGAACCCTTCTTGGTCATAACCGTCACGAACAAACTTTTTTACCTTGTTTGCAACCTCACCAGCTTCGCCAGCAAGACCTAGTGCAGGATAGATTATCTTATGACTGTCAGGATATATAGCAGTCTTTGCTGCTTGTTTCTGATAGTAATTTATGTTCCACTGGTCTTTCATTGTTTCTCTCCAAAGTCTACCTTAACTATGTTGTCCTCACGGGCAACCACCTTGTCTATAACCTCATCAGCCTTATCGCTGTTCAACTCTGATTTAAATGAGTTTGCCATAGCTACAAAACTAAGTCTAGCCATGCCAGCATCCCACACGCGGTCAAAGTCGTTCTC